TTAACTTAAGATTCTCTCTTTGAGCCTGACGAACATCTACTTGAAGTTCTTCGTAAAGTCTTCCAGTCTCGGTCATATCTAAGAATCTAAGAGCGTGCTCAGGAGGAATCCAACCTAATTTACCAATTTCCATAATAAAAGCCTGCTTTGCAGCACGACTTCTAGGGGTAGCCGATCCAGCCTGAACAACAAAGTTAGTATTCCCTTTAAGAGAAGACTTAGTAAACATGAACGATTCAAATTGTCCATTATCACCAATAACACTAACTTGACGTTCAGCCTCCCAATGTTGCTGAACATGCTGTAATATATGCTTACCGACCTTCTCCACCCCCTCTTCAAGAGAAGTAATAGTAGGAGCAAGCACAGAATCATCTTCCTCTTGTAAGAAAGATATAGCAGTTGCAGCAGTTACACCAGAAGGTGTCTTTCCTTTAGAAACTTCATGCTGAGAAGAGATATCATCAATATCACTCTGTAAAGCATCTATATGTCCAAAAACATAACTAGGAAGATTCTGTAATGGCAACGGTTCAGGTTTTGGGTATCCTAATTGATATTCAACAACTAAACCTGGTTCAGATGTAACTTTTCTAGGTTCAATAGATCCTTTAGCAGCCAATAATTGAGGTTTAGACATTCTATTTTTTGCTTCAACAACTTGACTTCTAGACCTATTGTATTCCTTCTGTAGTGGAATAAGATCAGTAATAACTGACTCAGAGTAGAATCTACCAGTAGGAATATGTTCTAACTTAGTAAATGGATATTCTGAATGTAAATAAGGCCAAACATCTTGAGCATATAGAATTTCATCCTCAGTCCAAACAACAACTAAACCATTAGGCCACTTCATATTAATGCCAGGCTTTATCCAGCATTCTTTAATGTAACATTTTTGCTTTTGATCCATTTGATTAACACCAAGAGCAGATAAAAACTTCTGATCTAACATTTCACCAGACACAGCACTTTTAGGTGTAACTTTAATTCCATACTTCTTTTCTACCCAATCAGGATCTTTTGCCATAGCATCTATAATATAAGCCTGATTTTCAACATCTTCCTCTTGAGTATCAGCCACAAAAATATGAAATGGAGTTCTAGCCTCAGCAACTATATCCCCATTAACTCCCTCGGCTGATATTTTATCAAGATCATAACCATCCTTGATAAATGAAGTTCCACATAATAATTCCCAAAATACAGCCTGACGAGTAATCTTATTCATTCTCTGAACTCGCCACTCATACTCGAAAATATAGTCTCCTGCTCTAGCTGCCGCCAAATCCTCTTCATCTGAAGTAGCAGGAATCACAAAACCTGTTGGCTTTTCTTGAGTAACTTTAGAAAGTTCTCTACGAATAGCAATTCTAATCTTATTAGAGATTAAACGAACTCTCCACGGAGGTGCAGGAGGTTCATATAAAGTAGATACAGGGCCAGCCTTACTTGTAGTCCATTGGACATACTGGCGACCAAAATAGAAAGCGATATTTGTATACCATTGACGTTCAAAATTAAGACGTGCAGATTTAGACTTTGAAAACCAACTATTTAACTGTGACAATAGTTGATTATAAGACTCTGAACCCTTAATTATTTTACTACCGATTAAGTTCGGACTCTCAGTTGGAATCTGGCTCTGGGACAAGTCCGAGTTCGGCAAGTTCTGGTCCAAGATCGACAAGGGTTTCTCCTAAAGGAACCGTTTGACCATACATTTCAGCATATCGCTTTAATTCTTCATCATCTGACATTCCAATGGGGGGTTCACCAGTAATATCCCCCTCATTACTCAAAGAGAACGAACTCTTTTCCATTTGTAGGAATGCTGTCAGATCCTTCGACATCGCTTTGTTCAATAACGTCTGACGTTCTTGACTCCATTGACTCTGTTGGTTTTGGTGGGTCTGGATGAGCAATTTCGTCAAGATGAACCATATCAAGTTCGACGAAATCAATGCTATCGTTGCGATAACCACTACGAACCAAATCATCAATTACCCCTGTCAATTGTTCATTTCTATCTCTAAGAGTGATTGCTAACATGTATTGTGTCTCTGCCATTCTTCTAAGTTCTTTCACCTTATCAGGATGTAAAAAATCAAACAAAGACGCAATATGATTAATGCACTCAAAGCAATACATAATTGCTCCGTAATCATTTTCTTGTGTGCCTGTATCTAAATATCTTTCTTTAGTTGCAGATCCACAAGACTTACAGATACCGGGGAGCGGTAAGCCCCCCGGCTCTGTAGGACTAACAATTGAAAATGCCATGCCCCTTACCTACTTTCTAGACATTAATTTTCGTCTATACCTGACTCTACATTTAAATCAGATTCAGTTGGAGGTAAATCTAACGGAGTCTCTTCCTCAGAATTAACTACCTCAATTTCTCCTGGTATAACCTCAATCTCTATTGCTTCCTCTGCTAAGGCTTCCTCTTCTGCAATTCTTTTCTCTTCTGCTTCTCTTTCCGCTTCCACTATAGCAGCAAGTTGGGCTGCATTACGTTCCTCATCCTTATCAGCAGAATCTAACCTAGCCTTCTCTTCAAGCATGAGTAAATCTGTGTCTGGACGATTACTGAAATGCAGTTGAATATCAATATCCCTAGCAATAGGCATACTAATATGCTCTTCATGGAGAGGTTGACCCATCTTCCAGAAAGACATATTCAGAATGTTCTTTCGATATGCACGCTCATCAATTTCATGCACAACTTCTTCGTCAACAATGATCTTAATTGTCACCAGTCACTCCCTAAGTGATCGTCATGACTATTGGAAAATACTTTAACTAACTCTCTATCTCTCGCAGGTCCAAGAGAACTAACAGCATTAGATGCATCATCAAATACAGGTAGTGTGGGTTTAACAACTCCTGTATCTAATTCAGGTCTTGAAGAAACCATATATCTTAATGCGTCCGCAGCATGATCGTCCTTTTTTTGCTGCTCTTCTTTCTTATTTTTCTCATATTGAGATTTCTTATCTCTCCAGACTGCCCATCTAAGAGTTTTAATTTCATGGATTAGATTAGGGCAATCCCGAGTAATATATAACTTAGGACGATGGACTAAAGTAGTTCCATCTTCTCCTACAATCTCGATGCCTTTAAACAATCGACTAGTCCTCATCAAACCGGCCTTTTGATCATTGTTACCGAGAACTATTGGGACACCATGTTCAGCGTATTCCAAATGCACCGAAGTGCCAGTAATTGGATCAATACTCCGAATACTAGGGTCACCAACGTAATACTGAGGCTGTCTTTTAAGTTGTCTATTCGCCTCAAGAACTTTTGCAGCATGATAAGAAACTAATCTATCTGATTCATAGTGTTCATGGTAGACAACCATGAACCCCTCTCTATTTACTGCTGCCCAAAGCCAAGCCGTAGGATTGGTAAATCCATGATCCATTCCTGCAAAATGGAGCCAATCTGCCGGAGGTACAATTGGATCAAGCCAATTAGCATCAGAAATGAAGTTAGCATATATAAATCCACCTACTGGAATATATTGCCCTTTACGTCGAGCCTTCTTATCATCCTCTGACATACCTGCAAAATAAGTCTCAATTTCATCATGACCAAGATATGGATTCTCATCCATTTCAATTTCAACAACAAGATAACCTAATTCTAAGGCTCGATTATAAACATCCTCAAATGTCCAAGTTAAACCTTCAACTGGGGTCATTGTGATCCACCAGTCACCATTTGTATCAATTAAACGAGCACGACATTCATCCCAGATATATTTAGGTGGTTCTTCATCAAACCAGGTCCAATGTCTACTTGTTCCTGCAAATTTTTCAATATCTTGCTCATAGGTCATAAACTCAACCCATGATCCATTTTCAATTGTTAAAGTTCTAGTTGCCTTGTCATAAGAATCTTCCCATGAACCATTCTTAAGATCAGACTTTGGCATCCACCGTGCAATTTCAGGTAAAACAATCTTATCTAATCCTTGAACCAAATCGACGGTTACAATTCTACCACGAATAGGTTCAATTATATTATTAAGTTCAGGTCTATATGGATGCTTTTTGCGTAAACGCATTACACATTCAGTTCCACCACCTACAGTTTTACCTGATCTGTTACCACCTAAGAATAACTTACCTTTAGCATCAGACTGATGAAATATTTCCTGTTTACTATGTGGAGTATATTTATTAATATCTGGATTAGTAACAGACTCTCTAAGAGTTTGCGCCAAAGTACGAAATACATCAGCCGTATCTTTAACTTTGGATTGTCTCTGTCTAGGCACTAATCGCCTTTGGGGTTACAACATCTTCAATTTCATCAGCAATTGCCATAAGCACTCGTTTATCAGTTACATGCCGACTCACGATTTCTACAACCTTAACAAGAACAGATTCAATATTAACATTAAGATCAAGACGAGGATTATAAATACCTCGCATTTCAAAGAATAATTTAATAGCAGCGGTATCTTGATCTTGAACTGCCTTAATTAATCCAGCATATGCAGCCCCGTCTGCACTAACAAACATTGCTTCTGCTCTTGCACGAATATATCCAGCAAATACCGGATCACGCATCCAAGTCTCATATTTATGCGGAGTAATTTTAACAGCCTTAAGTTTCTGTCTAAGTGAATTAGGATCTTGTAAATTAAGAACCATATTTGCCACTAACAACTGCTCAGCTGTTAATGATGTAGCACCAACTAACTTATTAACATCTAATCCACGTTTTGCAACACAATCTAAGACTACAGGATGACTATAGTATTCTTCAGCATCCTTGCCATTTAATGGAGTGTTGTCTTTAATTTGCTGAATAGAAGGAAAATCTCCTGTAAGCCAAAATACTTGCTCAGTATAATTTAAGGCTTTAAATTGATCTTCAGATAATGCATTCTCATGAAGAAAAATTCGACCTGGCTTCTTCTCTTCATCCAGATCAGACTTAGTAATAGGAACCTCAGAAGGTTTATCAGGATCGAGAATAAAACTCATTTGTTCTCTCTTCAAGTTCTTCTAAATTATCTGACGACAAACCAACCTGTAGTAATGCTTCTCTAACTCTACCTGGAATAGTTGATAAGGGTTTTTGTTCCAGTCTATACAATCCAGCAGGTTCAACACATATCGTTTTTGCAAATTTCATTCGAGTGAACTCCGAAGAGATATTCACTCGATATTCCCCAAAAGGGCATTTAGTCAAATCTGGATCTGGAAGTGAATCAATCTTATCTGAATAAGTTAGAGAAAAAACTCTACGCTTATCTAAAACAAACTTCTTATAATCTTGAGTAAGTTTATTCTCATCTGCATCATACTTTATGATTAAAAGATCTTTTATTTTAGGTAAAATAGTTGGAAAGACACCACACTCATTTAAATAAACTGTTTGTAAATGAACCCCACATAATTCAGCGAACTCAAATAAGGACTTGTGATTTTGAGTGCGAATTATGCGAATGGGGTTGGTGTCTAACTCTGGCACGTTCAGAGACTCTCATAATACTAACATACCGGCAAGGGTTAAATACTCCTTGACAAGTATATAGGCATCCCCTATGGTGAAGTATGCCTGTTAGAGACTATGTGGGAAAGGCAATTATTGAAATCACTTCAACATCACATTCTAAAGAAACAGCCACTAGACAAATGGAACGATTTTTAAATTCTGCTAGTCAATGGTTTGTTAAAGTAGATATGGTTGTTGAACCCGAACTAGAAGAAGCAGAAGGAGAAGGTAATGGCAAACCTGAAAGTTAAAACTATTGTTGAGGTTGTCTCTGACATTGAGACTAATGATTACGACGTTGATTACACCATTGAAGATATTTTACAGGATATAAGGTCACAAGCCAAAGTTATTGTGGCTGACGCTATTGATAACGATACCGCTAATGTAACTACAATTACTTTGGAGTCTGTCTTAGATGGTACTTAATGTAGAATTATCAGATACAGAAGTGGAGGCTTTAGGGGGTGGTAAAACAACCCTTTCTGCTCCTATGCAACAACTACAAAGTCTACCTTTAGGTGTATCTGCTCTTGATGATATAGAAGCTGTAATTTCTATGGCAGGAGTAACTATTGCCTTTGAATTAGAACAAGATGAAATTAGAG